AGTTGAGCGTTATATGAGTCCAAAATATTATCAGGTAAAAGTGGGTGATTATGATATCGGAGAAGATGAGATAGGACACCCTATTGGACAGGAAGATATACATTTTATTCCAGTTATTAGTGGTGCGGGTAGAGGTTTTGGAAAAGTTTTATTAGGTGCTTCTTTAATAGGTTTAGGGCTTGGGCCATTAGGTGCAAAATTTTCCTTTAGTACTGGTTTATCAGGACAGTTTTTAGGTGTGACTGCTGTGAATTTAGGTCTTGGTTTAACTTTAATGGGAGTAAATGAGCTTTTATTTCCTATGCCAAAGCCACAGGAATTTAATTCAGAAGAAGATCCTCAATTGTCCTTTAGTTTTAGTGGTGTACAGAATACAGCAAGAGCAGGTACTCCTGTTCCAATAGTTTATGGTGAAATAATTACTGGTAGTATTGTAATAAGTGCAGCAGTCGACACTAATCAGGTAGACGCATGACAGAAGAAAAGAAAATTATTAAAGGATCTGGTGGCCCGCCTTCTCCTCCACCACCTCCCTATCGTGCTCCAGATACTTTAAATAGTAGGCAGTTTGTCACTATACAGGATTTATTATCTGAAGGTGAAATTGAAGGTTTCGCCACTGCATCAAAGGCAGGTCTTACAAAAGGAACTGCTGCATATAATAATGCAAGTTTAAAAGATATATTTTTAGATGATACTCCCATAATAGATTCAACTGCTGACAATACAAATCCTGAGGCTTCTAAGTTTAATTTTCAAAATGTACAGTTTGCTTCAAACTTTGGTGCTTCCAATCAATCACCTCTTAAAGGTATTCCTAGCATTAATGAAACAAGGAGTATAGATACAGGTGGTCTTGGAGTTTTTGTAAATAATGCCGATGGCACTTCCAGTGGAGCTATAGCTGGTTCAGTAACAAAAACAATCAATGCAAGAAGTCCTCAAGAGGCTAACGCTGATGCTTTGATTGTGACTCTTAGTTGGTCTGTACTACAGCGATTTAAAAATAATGGAGATATTGTAGGAAGTACGGTAGATTATAAAATACAAATTAAATACAATGGAGATGCAGATTTTAGTGATATTGTTACTTCTTCTGTATCAGGAAGATCAGCCGATGCCTATCAAAAAGATCATCGAATAACTTTAGATGTTAACAGGCTTAATGCTGGCACTGTATTTCCAGTACAGATAAGAGTTTTGCGGGATACAATAGATTCTTCAAATGATCTGACACAGAACGCGTTTCAATTTACAAGTATTCAAGAAGTTGTTGATGAAGCTCAAAGTTACCCAGACAGTGCTTTTACTGCTCTTCGTGTAGACAGTAAACAATTTAGTAGAGTTCCTACAAGGAAGTTTCGTATCAGAGGAATAAAGGTAAGGATTCCAGGAGAGGGTGCTTCTAGTTCTGGTACTCCTACTGTTGATAATGCAACAGGTAGAATAGTTTATCCAAGTGGCTATATATTTAATGGAGTAATGGGTGCAGCCGTTTGGACAACTTGCCCTGCAATGATATTACTTGATCTGCTTACGAATCATAGATATGGATTAGGAGAACATCTTTCTCCAGATCAGTCCACTGATGCAAAGATATATGAGAATCTTGATCTATTTAGCTTTGTAGCAGCTAGTAAACATTCTAATGAATTAATTACAGACAACTTTGGTACGAGTGGTCAAGAAGCAAGATTTAGTTGCAATGTTAATATACAAAGTCCTAAAGAAGCTTTTGATGCAATTAACGAATTAGCTGGTGCTATGAGATGTATGCCAATATGGTCAGCAGGAGAAATAAGTATATCTCAAGATAAAGAAACCCAAGCTACTTACTTATTTAACCTTGCCAATGTTGGAGAGGCAGGATTCAGTTATCAAGGCAGTAGTTTAAAACAACGTCACGCTCTTGTGTCTGTCAGTTACTTTAATATGGACACAAAAGAAGTGGATTTTGAATTGGTTGGAGATTCTGATAGTGCAGAAGATGTAGCAAGACGAAATAAATTTGGCACAGCTATAAAAACAGTAAAAGCATTTGCCTGTACATCCAAAGGTCAAGCACATAGATTGGGTCGTGCAATACTTTTTGGTGAAGAAAGGGAGTCTGAAACAGTTACATTTACAACTTCTATAGATTCAGGAATTGTAGTAAGACCTGGTGCTGTCATCGAAATAAACGATCCAGTAAGATCAGCCGTCAGGACAGGTGGTCGTGTAATAGCTGCAACAGAAACTACAGTTACCATTGATGCCTTACAGCAAACAAGAGTTCCAGCAATCAACGATGATCCAAAAATCAGTGTAATTTTATCTGATGGAACAGTAGAAGTTGGTGAAGTTGGAAATATAACTAACGGTGTTTTTACATTAAAAGACACATCTAATGCTGTTTCAAAATTAGACGATCAAGGTAATATAGTTACGCAATCTACATTTTCGTCAGCACCCCTTGAAAATTCACCTTACGTTATAAACAGTACATCTGGCACCGCAGCTTTACAAACTCAATTGTTTAGGGTTATTCAGGTAGAAGAGCAGGATGATATAAATTATGTAATTACAGCTTTATCTTATGTAAATGATAAATATTCTTTTATAGAAGATCCCACTTCTACTATTACTCTTAGAAATATATCTTTATTTAATAGACCTGTTGCACCTCCAACCAATCTGACAGTTACAGAAAAAATAATTACTATTAACAGCATAGCTAGAAGTAAATTAATTATTGATTGGCAACCTATTCAAGGTGTTACTCAATATCAGGTTAATTATAAGTTTGAAAATAATAACTATATATCACAAACTGTTTTTAGTAGTGATTTTGAACTTTTAGATACTACAAAAGGTACTTATACAATTCAAGTTTTTGCTTATAACGCTAACTTAAAAATATCTCCAAGTCCTGCAGAAGTAACATTTGTAGCAGTTGGCAAAACTGCGTTACCAGAAGATGTTTCTGGATTAACTATTGAACCAATAAATGAACAGTTTGTAAGATTAAGATTTACACAGGCAAGAGCTTTAGATGTTCTTCATGGTGGTCGTGTTTATGTTAGGCACACAAATGCAACAGGTGCATCAGCCATATTTCAAAATGCTCAGGATATTATTGAAGCTGTAGCTGGTAATACTACAGAAGTTATAGCTCCTGCATTACCTGGAACGTACCTTCTTAAATTTCAAGATGATGGAAAGAGATTTAGTTTGAAACCTGCGACTGTCAGCCTTTCTCTTGTGGATATTTTAGACTCTATTTTAGTTAAAACAGATAGGGAAGATATTAATAGTCCAGTTTTCGGTGGTGATAAAACTAATACAACTGTTTTAAATGGTGCTTTAAAATTAACTGATCCATCGTCAGTCATTACAGGAACTTATAGTCAGTCAGGTAATGATATTACCTGTAATATAAATTCTCATACTGTAAGTGTCGGAGATACTTTTGATTTCACTTTTACTTCTGGTAACGCTTTTAACGGTAAATTTACGGTAACTGAAGTTACAAATGCAAATGTTTTTGTAGCTAAATCTAATAATAGTAATACAACATCAGGAAATGTAAGTGTTGCTAGGGGCTTTAGAGGTACTTATGATTTTGCTGAAATATTAGATATAGGAAATGTTTTCTCTATAAATCTTAAACGTCATTTTAAAACACTTGGTTTTTTCTTGGGAGGTGATCTTCAAAGCGCAGTTTATACACAAAACAATGGGACTGACGCTAACACTGCGGGAAAAATCGTAACAATAACAAAAAATAATCACGGAAGAAGTGTTGGAGATTCAATATTATTTACTGCAACTGCTGGAAATGCTCCTGATGGAACCTATCAAATTAAAGCAGATTCAGTTACTACTAATACTTTTCAGTTTGAAGTAACTGGATCGGATCAAATTGTAACTTCAAATACTTGTACTTTTCAATTTGTTAATACATTTGAAGAATTAATTCCTAATACTGGTCCTGAGTTTGGTGGTCCTGCTGATGGAGGTATAGATAATTACGCCCAAGATGGTAATTTTGATGGTCCAGAAGCTCAGAATAATGATGCTCAACTTTTAGTAGCAGCAACCTCTGCTAACCCTAGTAATGGCAGTGCATATCAATCATCTGATTTTAGTGGAATAGATTTTAACGTATTTACAAATGGAAGTTTTAAGGGTAGAGGCTTTAAATTTAAAATAAAATTAAGCACCGACATTGCTTCTCAAAATATAAGTGTGGAACAGGTAGGATATACAGCAAGTATGCCTACAAGAACAGAACAATCAACTGTACTTTTTTCTGATTCAGCTGGAGATGGAACTGGTAGTGCTATAGCAAAAACAATTACTTTCGCAGCACCATTTTTTGTTGGTACGTCTAGCATTACAGGTATTCCCAATCCTTCTGTAAATATTTCTCCTCAAAACATGGCAACAGGAGATTTTTTTGAATTAAGTAGCATATCTGGAACTGGCTTTACAGTACATTTTAAAAACTCAAGTGGTGCTAGTATAATTAGACAATTTACTTACAGTGCTGTTGGTTTTGGCAAAGGAGGGTAGAATGAGACAAAGTAATTTAACTTAAATGGCACAAGTTAATAGTTATAACGTAGCTAATCGTTCTGGAGCACAGGTTCGAGAAGATATAAATGATATTTTTAGTGCATTAAAAAACTGTAACAGTGGGGGAAGTGATCCTTCTAATCCTGAAAAATTCATGTTGTATGGAGATACAGGGGATGATAATTTAAAAATACATGATGGTTCTCAGTTTATAAATATAGGAAAAGTTACAGAGGTTAACTTGGGATTACTTCCTAGATCTGGCGGGAAAATGCAAGGTGATGGAAATAATGTTGCTCAAATAGAACTTGATGACAGTGGAACGGCTGCTGTTCCTGCACTGAGTTTTGATACAGATACGGATTTAGGTTTATTTAGAAAAGCTTCAAACCAGATGGGTTTTGCATCTGGTGGAACAGAACAATTATTTTTAGATCAGAATGGTATTACTTTAAACGCACAAAATGAAGTTAGATTTGGTGATTCTGACAGTAGTAATTATGTAGGAATAAAAGCACCTTCAACTGTATCTTCTTCAAATAAAACTATTACATTGCCTGATGAAACAGGAACACTTTTAACAAGTGCTTCTTCAATTGCAAATAGTAATTTAGCAAATTCTTCTGTAACAGTTGGTTCTACTGCGATAAGTTTAGGAGCTTCTGCTACAACCATCGCTGGACTGACAACAATAACATCTACAAATTTACAAGCTACAAATATTAAGGATACTTCTGGTAATAATAGTTCAACACCAGAACAAATCGCATTAGGAAGAGCAAAAGCCTATGCACAATTTGACGGCACTTTTAATGCAACCGAATATACTATAGCTAATGGGGGTATGCGTCAGGCTTTTAATATAACCTCCATAACTGATCTTAGTCCTGATCCAGGTAATAACGGTCGTTATAGAGCAAATTTTGTTAGTGGTACTTTTACAAGTGCTAATTATATTGTTGCTGGTACTGCAGGTAATTTTCAAAGTTCAACAAGTTCTCAAACAGGTATTGTGCCTCAAGGTACTAGAACAACGTCACAATATGAATTTAAAACAGTTACAGGGTCTACTGGTGGTGCTGATAAATCAGAAGTTAATATTGTATTTTTTGGAGATTAATAAAAAGTAATATATACTAAAAAGAAAACTTCATGGCTAATTCAGACAAAGTATTTATCTATGAAAATGATAACGGTGGTATCGCTATTGTCTATCCCACAGATAATTGTGGTCTAACATTAGATGAAATTAAAAGTAAAGATTGCCCTAGTGGTAAGACAGTTTATACTGTAGATAGATCTGCGATTCCTATAGATAGGAGTTTTAGAAGTGCTTGGACTTATACGGAGTAAACAATGGGATTCGGTATAGATATGGCGAAAGCCAGAGAA